CTGTATATACGGAGTTGAGTTTGCAACAATGGTGGTTACACTGCCGCCGCCGGCGTACACTGCAGGATCAAGTCCCAGATTGCCGTCAAATACCGAAGGCAACACTGTTACTGCACCACCAGTGATATATGCTGCAACCACGGTGCTGTTTGCAACTGATTGCAGTATATACATTGATAACGTGGTTTCTATGTTACCAGTAAACGCAAAAGTTAAATTCCCCAAAATACTAGAGAAACTAGATCCATAAACGTTTCCGGTTACAGTATAACTGTTTCCACTATAAGAAATATAGGTGTTGATTGGTACCACTGTGTTTGCAGTCCAAGTTGGTACCACTAATTCTTGTGAAAGAGCATCTCCAATATTGGCAGTTATATTTGACGTAAACGACAAACTGTAAGTGACTGCGGACACTGTTTGATACGAAGTTGGTACAGAAACTGTTGTTGTGGTGCTGTAAGAATTTGGAATAATTTGTTGCATACTTGCATCTACCACACGACTACCAGCAATTTGCACATTTGGCACACTAGTACCGTCAACTCCGCGTCGTATTTGTGCAATGGTATTTGCCTTTACCGCAGTGAGATTTGCAGCAACGTTGGCAAATGTTCCACCAACATCGTATATGTTTCCAGTTGTGATGTAAAGATTACTGCTGTAATTGATTAATGTATTAATACCAACAACTAGATTCGCAGCCCAATTGGTGGGAGTTTCGAGTGCATAATTTCTCCAGTATACAATTTTTTCACCGTTAATAAACACTATGCCCGGAGTACGAGTTGCCAAATTAGGCAGTGGTAGTGCTGCCGCATTTGTTACCTGTATTGCTGTGTCGGTCTTGTATAAATTAGCACTCAATGTTGTGATGTTTGCACTGGCAATTCTGGTATACTGAATATTGCCCTGCATGTTATCAAAAATTCTAAATGCAAGAGCATTGGTATCATACACTGTAAAATTCATGCTGTCGTTCATTATACCAGGGACCAATTCCTCAGGTGCATGACTGCTGAATGTTGACACATATGCACCACCATCAACAGTGATATCTCCAGGATTAACACCAAACACATTGCCGTAGTAACTTGACAATTGACTGTCAAATTCAGTTCCAACATAGGTGTTTCCATCAACAATTACCCCGGGATAATCAATTCCGGTCTGTGTTAAGCCAAGATCGATGTTTCCACTAAACGCAATGATACGATCATTGGCGTTGTTTAGATCACTGTATGATATAGCCGATACATTGCCAATTGGAAAATCCAGTGCTGAATCAATAGTGTAGTTTGTTTTCAACACATATAAATTGTTGTTATTAACAATAATTGTTGATGCCGGAATAGTTTCGCCTATGTTGGCAGTGGTTACAGTATTCCAAAACACAAATGTATTGGCGGCGGTGTAATCTACACGATCAAATTTAATAGTGGTTCTTAAACTTCTAATTAGATTGTGTCCGGTATTGTCTCCATCATACACATTCTCTAGCACTGCATAACCGGTTGCACCAGTACCAGTTCCATTTATTATCACAGTTGGTGTGGTTGTAAATCCTTGTCCGGGAGATATAATCGAAATTCGATCAATTCCACCTTCAGGGGTAATGGTTGCAGATGCAGTTGCCCCAGTTCCGCCACCACCAGTAATGGTCACTTGTGGGGCAAACAAGAATCCAGTGCCTGGGTTGGTAATCACAATGTCAACCACTTGGTAAGTGTAATTGTTGTACCATTGACTGTAAACACTATTGGCCGTGCTTAATAGATTTGCATCGTAAGTTTGTGAGCCATTTGGACTACGGTATATGCCCAAATTGGCGTCCCAATAAGGTGCTAGATCAAAGTCGGTGGTGTCGCCACTGTATTGATCGTTGCCTTGATAATCAACAACAAATTGTCTAACTGTTGTTCTATAGGGTTTAACTTCATTGATATAGTCTAGATAATATTGTTGATTATCTGCCACGTATGCCGGAAACTGTTCTAGTGCACGTATCCGTTGACTTGCACTAATAAAACTGGTTTTAAACACCCAGTCGAGATTTTGTTGCTCGGTTAGTGCATATTTTATCATTATAAAAAACAATGTATTGTAATTTGCAGCCAAATCGTCAACAAAAATATCATTTTGTACAGCCAAAGCCAGTTGTCGCAATTCCAATGGTGGTATGGGATTGGTAGTAAATTGCACTGTGCCGTTTTGTATACCATATAAATTTTGTTTTAAATTGTTGTCTATATAATACACCACAAACTGATTATTGCCATTGTTCAACACTTTGATATAGGTGTTGGTCTTTAGAGTTAATTGTCCATACTCGTAATTATTGGCCACTGTTACGTCAGGAGCAACAGTATAGTCGTATCCAGGTTGATACCAATCAGTGTAACTCCAGTACAAATCAGTTTTAAAACTTTGTACAGTATTCAACGTCCAACTGCTTGTGGTTGTGTTCCAAGAATATATTGTCCATTTGCCTGATTGAGTTGCATCATTGTTTACTAATACTTTGTATGCATTAGGCAATCCAGTGGTGTCGACATACGACAACTCAAGATAGGTATTCACAATCTGACTATATTCACCTGACTTGGGATTTGGTACCGGTTGACTGCTAGTGAGCGTGGTCATTATTTTGTTTTCAACCACTGGATAAGAAATCAATATACTGTTAACGTAGGTTATATAATTGCTTAGTGCCAACTCAGGATTTATAAAAATACTCTGTCTTGGACGAATTTGTATGCCATATGCTTGTGCAGCAGTAAGTGCAGGATCAGGCACTGGGTTACCGGCACGGTCTTGCCCGCACAAACTGTCAATCAATTTGCTTTCAATGATGCTGGGTATAGTGCTCTTGGGATTGTTTTCCTGAACCAGGGCATATTCACTGTGAATCAAATTGGAACTGGGACTGGTTGTTCCTAGATATAAAATACTGTTTTTTCCAGTCAAATATTGGTTACTGTTGTATAATGCCAATGAGTCGTCTCTTAGCACTGTTGCATACGTTATTCCCTGACTCTGCGGATTTTCAATTGCGGCCGATATGCTATACACACTGTTAGATTTTCCAGCATTGGTGTTGACTGATGTTTTATTAACTACCCAAAAATAATAGCTTAGTTTTACTATTCCGCTTTCGGTTACATAACCTGATGTAGAGTACGCACTGTCGTCGGCATGCAACGGAGTTCCATCCTTGACCTGTGTTGTGTATTGGCTGGGCAACACTGGACTTTCTACCCACTCATATACTCTAATTTGGCTACCCGGAAACAGTGTTCCCCAATTTGCCAATCGATAGGCCACAGTGTCTTGTTCATAATCAATGTATCTTAGACTGCTCACATCCCACCAAATTTTACCAACTTGTGCTGGACCCCAATGGAAGTCCTTGTGTGTTGTGCCAGTTCCTGCATTGTAAAATGCAGGATCTTGGGTGAGTTGATAATCGATGTCGACTCCCACTGCATTTAAAATCTTGCCTTTTGCTGGATCAATATAATCCAATGCAGACAAAATAACATTGTTACTTTGGTTGTATATAAAAATTCTATTGATGCTAGACAAATCAACTTTGGGTTGTTGATATCGAGTCAATTGCCAGGCAGTATTTTTATTGGGGTTTGAATATATGTATGCAGCTCCGGCTGCATTATTGGTACCAGGTGCTCCGGCCACAATAATATCTCGTGTGACTGACACACTTGTGCCAAATTGATCACCGCTTTCAATTGATTCGCTTAGTTCTTGTGTGTAAGTATACTGTTCATCTGCAATTAATTCAAACAGATAAACTGCACCGGTGTTGAACACGCTTTCTATAAATTTAGTTGCCCCCAAATCAATTGACAGTTGATTGTTGTCAAATGTGGTATTTTCTAATGTACTGCTTCCGGTACTGCCTACTGCAAGCACTTGGTTATCGCTGCTTACTCCAACTGCAGATCCAAACAATCCTGCACTGTTGTCGGGATGGGCAATATTGGCAGTGTAGACGTAATTGGTACCATTAAAAGTATAATACTCAACTAATCCATTAATGTATCCCGATGCAGTACTGCCCGGTATGCCAATAAACAAATTTCCACCTGTGGTGTCTATGGCTAGACTAGATCCAAACCCAGCGTTGTTGTTTTTGTATTGGCTAGATAGGGTCTGTAAACTGCTAAATGCATTGGCCAATTGTGTATAGATATATACGTTGCCGTTGTTGGAGTCTGTGTTGGTTGCATTGGGTGCGCCCACGTAAACCACGTTTCCGGTAGCATTTGTTTTGACCACTGAACCAAATGCTCCACCAGATCCAGCAATACCAGTAACTAGAGTATAGTTTACGTTTGCCACTGTATTGGCAGTCCAGTATGCATAAACATTGTTATCACCGGGCTCACCAACGTATAACCAATGTGCATCACCGCTTAGACTTATACTAGTACCAAATTGATTACTGCCAGTTCCAGTTAATGTTTGCAATGGTGTGTATACGCCATTACTGTGTTGATAAATGTGTACGTTGCCGGCAGATGGAGCACCAACAACTACAATGTTGTGTTGCGTATCTACGCTTGAACCAAAACCAGCCGCTGCATTGCTGATAGTTGCATTTGCTGAATACAAATAATCAACATTGGCAAATACCTGTACTGATCTGCTTCCGGGATTACCCACATATAAAAATTTTTCATCTCTACTGATTGCAGTTGCAGCACCAAATTGAGTATTGGCTGTTACAGTATTGGCTGAAACTTTTATCGCGGTGTTTGAATACCATGGAGCCTTATAGGTGTAAACTCCCCACCCCAACTCGGTTGCAGAATTGACCCATACACGATCATTTTCAATCCAATCATGTGGTGGACGTATGGTGTCAATTTCAGTGATTGTATCAATTACTGCTGATACCAATTTATAAATTATACCGGTGCCGATCAATTTTAAATTTGTACTAATTAGCAGAGCTGTTTGAGAAGCCGTCAATTGAATGGTAACTGTTAGATTGTTTGGTGCCGCAATTACTCGATATACTCCATCAAATGCCGAATTAAAATTTGATAGTATAAAGAAATCGTTTACAGATAATCCCGACGGATTGTTAAAAGTCAATTGAGCATATGAATCTAATGTGTATTTTAAATCGGTTGCAGTTACCTTAGCCACTTCGGTTACTCTAAATACATTCCAGTGGTCTGATAAATCTTTTGCTACCCATACTTTATTACCCACATATGCTTTGGGCAGACTGGGATTTTGTGTGATATCAAAAATTTGATAATCTATATCATTTAAATTTACATAGCCTGGATATGGCAAGTCTGTAGCATACTCTTGCCCAGATCTATTGTAGTAGATATTGGTAACAGTGCTAGACAAGTTACTGGAATTGTACACATTTGCCAAACTTAGATCAATTATGGTATTTGCACTTGTGCTATACGAATTGGCAGTAAATGTGAGCGCAACTGGATTATTAAGAAATAAACTTTGATTTAATGTAAATTCAACAAAGGTATTATTTCTCACATCTCCGTAAGTGCCAACTCTAAATGCCCACTCTTCGTACGTGTTGACATTTCCAGTTACAACATCAAATGACGCCTTGGTCAATGCGTTTACTGCATTTACTGTGCCTTTTTGTTTTACGTACCCTTGATAAAATTTTGTCTGTGTGGCAACACCAATGCTTAAATTACTCAGGAACGGTCTTTCGCGGAATCCAATCAGGCCGGCACTGAACAATTGAAAACTTTGATCAACTGGTGGATTATCTACGTCATAAAAATTAATAAACTGTTGTGCATTATGCCCAAAACTAGGCAAAAGACCAGTCTGTATATCAGTTTGAGCAATCTGTGTCCAATTGGTCAATGCAAAATTTTGACTTGCAGTGATATCTATTGGAGCGGTGTAATACAGATTGTTGTAAATTACAATATCTCCTTGGCGATAATCAGTTCCTGGTTGCCATTGCTGTATATTGGGGTTACTGTACATGTACCCAGACATGCTGTAGCCTCCGTCCCAATATCCAGTTTTAGATCCTGACAGTTTTAATCGATATTGTCTTGTTCCTTGTTCGGGCACATAGATAATATCTCCAAAATTATCAACATTATCAAATATAAGAGTTGTTTCGTACTGTACTATTTCCAGTTGTGCAAATGCTATAGTTGATACACCATCAATCACAGACAATTGAAATCGATTTCCCGGAGGATTAAGTGGACTATCAACTCTTAAAATATCAAACGAGTTGCTTTTAATTGGTCGAAAATTAACATCAAGTATTCTGCTGCCAGTGGGCAAGTTGGTTACTTGATTTATAACCCCGCCAGGAACAGCCACATTGAGTTGATTGGCTATTGGATTTAGCATTATGATTGTGCCTGGTGCCCAGCCCTGTTGTGCCCAATATAAAAATTCTTTTACACTTAGACTCCAGTCACGCACAGCCTGTAGATCTGTGTCAAATTCAGCAAATACAAATCCACGAGAAATCAAATATCTTTGATAACTTATTAAAAAGTCTGCAACTTGTTGTGCAGTAGCAAATGTGGTACCGTACGGTATTGTGGTAACTGTGCCGCTGCCGGTTTGATATAATTTCACAGATAAATTATTAACAGTCACAGTTGTTGAATTGGCATTGGCTATGCTGGCATATATGTTAAAAAATGGATTAGTGGTGTCGTACCCGGTTATGACATATCCAGTTGCCGAACGAGTTACAATCACTCCGCTATAAACAATAATTGCTGCCGGTATAGGCGTTCCAATATAGGCACTATAATTTTCATTGGGAATGATAACGCTGGAGTTGGTGCTGCCTGGACTGGTTTGTTCGGCAGTTACTGTAATCAAATTTTGATCAGTAAATCCAGCAACTCGGTACGCTAATTCAACTGAAAAATTACTGAAATAACTTTCAATTTTGGTAATAGGGTCTATTCCAAGATTTTTAATAGAATCTGCAATCCAGTTCAAGTAGCCTGCGGTTCGCAGAACAGTTCCCGGCTTGCTCACTGTGTCGCCATTTACTGTTAATAAATTGGGTGAAATTTTTTGATTGTCGGCTGTGCTAAATTGCCCAGTTACTGCATTGATATAAAATCTGCTTAGATCAATTTGAGTAGCAAAATATTCAGCCGGTCTTGCTAGAGACAACGCAAATTGAACTGCATATGGATAATCACTGCTGCGTCTCCAGGCCGACTCAACTGGCCCTTGCTCGCCAATTTGATAATTGTTGTTGACTGAAGCGACATTTACATTGAGAACTATTCCAATTTCAGTCGGCGGAATTAGATTACCTGCACTATCAACTGGAATAAAGTTAGATAGTCCCGGTCTTGCAAAATTTGCATCAGTATAAGGATCACCATTGTTCCACACATACCCGGCTTCAAGGTCTTGCCACAACACACCGTTACCACTGGTATATGGTGCTGAACCATAACGTTGAGTCCACCAAGTGGGTTGTTCAGCAAAACCCAACATGTTCCATGGGCTCAAATGTGGTTGATCGGTGTCAAACCAATAGTTATAAATTGCACGCCACGATCCTTGTAACGGCGACCCATCAACAGTATCCACCATTTGATTGTAATTCCAGGTCCAAGGATTGTTTGCATCGTACCAACTGTTGGTTGTGTAGTCTATATTATTATTACCAACCCATTGCAAAAAGTTCTGGCAGACCAACTTGTTCCATTCCAACAAACTGTAATTAGTCGTTCTAAATCTTCCAGGAACTGTGTTGTAAACATCTAAAATATTTCGAGAATTATAATCAACTTTGAGATTGTTATATATTCTTCGTTCAAGTTCTAACAAGAACTGATCTCTAAAATCACCAAACGCCGGAGTTTTGCTTCCGTCGTGACCAAGAATAACAGTGGTGGGTTCTAGGTATGTGGCATCCACATAGATAGATGGCGGATAGCTTTGTGCCAATCCCAATTTGGTTGGAGTTTCTGGAACATAATTTCCGTCGGTGTTTGCATAGTCACGTATCACAATGGTATCGCCAACTGTTAATGCAATGTTTAAAATAACTGCCGGACTCAACGAATCATAACTGTAATCGACTCCGTTAGCCACCAACAACGTACCGTTATGATATACCATCACTGCACGATTACTCAATTCAGTTACATTAAAGATACTGGCTATTTCGTATTTGTTTTGTCTGGCATTCAATACAGTATAAGTGGTTGTGGTATAATTACTGCCTTGTGCAACCATATCACTGTAGTACCAGGGAAAACTGCTGTTCTTAACTGAATTGATTGATTTTAGTATGGAATCAACTCCACTGGCGGGATTTTTATAATCCAGTCCGGTCAGTGTTGTACACAAAGTTAAAAATTTATTTTTAAATCTTTGATATTCTTTTCGTGCCAAATTGATACCGTTAACAAAATTCACAACAGGATCAATTAAAAAAGTCATGCCGTATATCAACGGACTGCTGTGTTGCAGTAGTGTTCCGCCTTGGGCTTTGATATATCTGTCTTGATATGGTATTGGCGAGTCAGATCCTAGAGCAGTATTTTCTATTAATTTATTATAGTGATTGCGTAATTGCCCTAAAGTGATAGAATCAAACGTTTGATTTAATGGATTGTAATCTAGATTCTCGGGAATTTCATAATATCCCAAGGCACTGATGCTTGAACTGAATATTAAAATATCAATCTTGTCACCAATGTTGGGAGTATTTGTTAACAATAATACTTGATAAGACGTGTAAGAAGTTATTTGATAATCAGTATCGACTGTTAACAATTTGTTATTCAAATAGACTTTTGTATAAGGAATAGTTTTGCTAGTGGCCGGAGTTATGTCAATTTGAACAAATGCATAGTTAACTCCGTTGACAGGCAAAACATATCCATCATATATCTTTGTGATAATTTGATACTGCTGAGTTGGTTCTTTGCCTTTGATCCAGTTGTTTGTCAAGGTTGGCGTATTTAGATCTTTGTTGACTGCAAGATAACCAGTATTACAATTAGCAGTTTGAGTTGTGTAGTTTTCAACGTAACTAAATGTGTCAGTGTCGTAGTAGTTGTTGAAAACTATATCACCAATGTTGTTAAAATTTTGATAACTTAATGGAAATCCCAAAACCAAATCATTGGCTCCAGTACCAACTGCGTACCCAAAAAATCTAGTACCGGCAAATGTGCTTGCAGGATAGGCCGAGGTATCGCCGAAACTGTATCCGTCAGCATCTACTAGATCAAATAACGGTGCTTGATTTAATTGGGTCTTTGCTTGACATTCGTGCCAATTTGCACCATCATAATACCAGGTTGTCCCGGCATTGGTGCCTTGTGTGACTAGAACATTTTGATTGGCCACAATTGGGTCATCAACAGTTTCTATCAATCTTAGATAATTTTGACTGTTGATTAATTCGTAATCAACTTGCCAAATCTGTTGTTTTACATTGGGATCGTAGTCATTAGCAAATATCACTCGCATGCCTTGTTTTAACACAGTGCCATCAAGTGTGTATGTGATTTGGCCCTCAATGTTAACAAAAGCATCGGTGCTGTCAAATGTGATTAAATCAATGTTGTTTTTTGCCTGACGGCCAAAATTGAATAATTGTAAATTGGGCTCAAATTCAATAATTGCACGTCGTCCGGGAATATTTGGGCCGTAATTTAAAGTGGTACCGTTATATTTTGCAGTTGCGGTTAATACATCGATATGAAACCAGCAATTGCTTCTAGTCCAGGGATTTTGATCTTGGCTGGCACGATTGATTGTGATATAGTCGGCACTTGTTTGTAGAGTGCTGGTATATGGCTCAGGAATAGTCAATTGCAACACAGGAACCAACTGTATGCTGGTGCCAACTCCTTCTACATAATACTGATTGCTTGCATAAAAACTAGGAACTACCAAGGCATCAAATTCTACTTTTAATCCGTTGGTAAACACCACACCATTGGGGCTGGTGTAATTGGTTTTTCCAATTATGTCGGTGGTGGCATTGATTGGTGTTGCAACATTATCAACCAATTTTATTATTCCAAAAAAATCAGGATTTGTGCTGTCTTGATAATAAAGATAATCGCTTGGAGCAGTTATCAGAGGAACCACAGTGTATTGATAATTGTTGTTTAACCAAAATTGTTGGCTTGCATAAACCAGCCCGGATCCAATAAAAACTTTTTGTAATGGGGCGACTGATGTGGTTGGTTGTATTTGAATCACGTAATCGCCAGTACCAGTTGATACTAAATTAATTTGCCATACATTGGTTCTAGTGGCCCCGGTTATTACTTCGCCAGGCTGTATTTGTGTGTTATCTGGTATGCTATATCCATTTGGCAAATTAGGTGTGGTCCAGTAACTGGCATCAATTTGATTACTGATAAAAACAAATGTTTTGCCTTGCAATTGCGTGGTAATTCCATCAAATCCTGTGGGGAAATTAGTAAGGAAAGTGCTCAACAGTTGATTTTGTATATCGGTATATTTAAAAGTGGCCACCGAATTAACTGTTGCTTGAACCGGTAATGTTGTATAAAAATTTTGTGCGTTGCTTAACGGTACATTAAATGTAACTGTGCCGTCGTCTGCACCATTATTGACTACACCAAACACTGATCGAGTGCTGATCTCGGACACATTTATGTCGGCACCGGCCACACCAGGCTCGCTTTGAATCCAGAAACGAAATCCCGGTTGATCAACTTTGAATGTGTAGGTGCCGCCTCTTGCTAGAGTAATTTGGGGATTCGGTTGCCCGCCGTACTCGCTGATGGTGTATCCCTGCACTGCAGAATTTCTAGTCACAACATAATTGGATAGATAAGGTGTGGCCGCCGATGTTATTACCACCGGGTCTGGGCCGCCTGGTATCCAATAATAATTGTTGTAGTTTACAAATTTATCGTAATCAAAATGTCCATCGTAGTTGTAGTATGTCGACGAGAACAGGCGTTGTTGATTGTGATTTAGTCCGCCATTGTTTGCAATGCTTTGTAATAAGTCAATATAGGTGCTGTTTTCAATTACGTTGCCATTTACATCTTTGATGACCACACTGGGCTCAAGTTGGTAAACAGATCTTGCAGTCGAACTTTCTCCAATGTAGTTGTCACCAGATTTGTAAGTGGGGGCAAATGTTCTACCAATATAGCCATTAATTGAAACGTTGTATGCGTCGGTGGCCAATTGATCCATGGTAGCACCAAAAAATCGTTGATTTGTGGTACTTCTGAATACTTCTGGTAAAAAATTTAGTGTGTTATTTACAGCCATTAATATGTTCCTATTAGCGTGTTGCCCAAATTGAGTTGTGCAGCAGTGACTGCGCTGACAACTTCTACGTTATCTACAGTTGCGGCACTTGTAATTATTTCCCAGGGTTCGCTATTGATTTGAAAATAGTTACCAAACACCAAGGTATCATCTGCAGGTACAATCAGCACGCTGGCAATATTTGGTGCCAGCGTTGTGTGTAAATACGCAGCCAATTCACTGAAATAAAATGTGTCACCAAAGTCCCAGTTTGCAATATTAAAATAACTATTGATTGCTGATATCACTTGAGTTTTAATTTCGTTTGCAGTTATGCTAACTGCAGGATTTGGAACCACTACAAAATTTGCCTGCAGACTTGGATCTGCTTTTGCACCAAATAACGGTTTAAATTTTGCTGGGTTGTAAATCAAGGTGTCACTAATGGTTTTGTAATTGTCCAATGTGCTATAAGCAATTGCAAGACTGCTTGATGTTGGCGGAATTGGTTCCTTTACTGTTCCTGTTAAATCTTGTAACCAAATCTGATAATCTTTCAAATAGTCAGCGGTCAAAATATATAAATCTATTAGATTTACACTGGTTGGATCTATTCTGTTGTTTCCTGGAGCATTGTGTTTGTATTGAAAATACAAACCAGACCGACTGCTTGCAGTATTTGCCACTATGGTGTATAAATCTGGGTTATCAGGTACACCGGTCATTTGTGTATCAGGGAACGACACATATACCTGGGTTGGATCAATGTAGCCATCTGTTTCTACAATTACATTATCAATTTTCCAAGTTATATTGGTGCCCAATGGCGTACTAGAACTGGGTTGCGGATTAATTTTAAGTATTGTTATTGTGTCTGACACCGGAGTGCCAACAGTGCTGTCATATACTCGTACCGAGGGGTTATAATAAAAATTAGTTTCGCTAGCACTGCCAAATGTGTATAATAAATTTTGATACTGTATGTTATAAATTCCACCAGTATAGGTAAATTTTAACAACCAATTGGTGCTGGTAGCGATTTGGCTGGGAGGAATATTTGTCCATGCCTGATTTATTTGATCATAAGTTAGACCAAAATTGACCTGTGATGAAATTTGACTAATGACATTTGCAATCACTGTGCTAGATAAATCGTTCTTTAAGGGTGGAATGATGCTGGTCAGTATAGATCCTGTTGGCACCACTGTTCCAAAGTATACTTGAGTATTTGCAGTGCTGGTTACTGCGGCATAAAAACTAGATCCGTTGTTTGTAAACTGCAGACTTGCGCCCGGATCAATATATGCCAAATTACCACTTCCCACAGATCCAACGCTTTGAACGTTGTTGTTGTAAATCAAATTGCCCCAGCTGCTGGATGTGGTATTGCCGTTTGTGGCTTGCACAAATTCCACATTGGCCACCATGGGTGTGATATTGCCACTGTATCTAGGATAGGTGGCATAGTAATAATTACTGATGCCCACAGAACCAATAATGGGAATTATGTCATTATAAATTGCATTATAGATATCGGTGCTGGTTAAAAATGTAAAACTACTTGATCCCACTGTACTATTAGACGAAAGCACACCATCGTCGCAAAAAATGTTGGTGCTGCTAAAGGTGCCTGTGGGATCTAGGGTATCTAGATACAAACTGACCCCCGAACTGATTCGGTTAATTGCTTTGATTTTTTGTATACTTGTAAAATTGGTCAATGGAAAGATTTGATAATCTTCGCCAGTGATCATGCGATTTTGTGTGTAGTACTGTTGTGGTGCGTATGTTTTTATGCTGTCTAGCGACTGTGTGGCACTTGCATTGGTTACCGTGTATTTCAAGCTGGCCGATACTGTCAAGGTCTGCAGTGATCCGGCAGCATTTAAATACTGTAAAGCAATAGTAACATCGGCAATATCATCCGGAGTCACACTGTATGCCAATCCATTGCTGGTTCTAAAGTAAAATCTAAAGTTACCTTGCGGTATGTTGGCAAAACTTCCATCGCCAAATACAATATTGACTTGATCATTGTTTTGTGTGTTGAGTTGATATAAATTCTTATTTGTCAATTGATTGTAAATTACGTTGACCCCGGCAATGGCGGGAACCTGTGTCCATAAAGTTTGTGTGCTACCATTAACATTTAAACTGTACAACCAAGCATCGGTATTATTAATGTTGTTGGTTGTAATTGGCACATAGTTGTTGGGTACTGCATTTGTTATATTAAAATTACTGGATTGTAGTGAGCCTTGTTTAAAATATAAAAAGAAACCGGTATTGTTACTGCCATTCCCGTTATTGTCGTTTTGATACAAAATATTGAACTGTCCTTGATTGGTGGGGTCGCGTTCGTAAATGTAAGTTTCGCCTAGAGTGGTTGCACTGACTGCTTCAAAATTAACTGGTACATTGTCTATATTGACCGAAAACGGTGCAACCGGCAACGCTGCAGGATTGAGATTGATTGTGTATTCGTCGGTCTGAATTCCATTAAGAACTTGGCTGTTTCCAGGTTTGCCAATTGCTTGACTAGAAATTAATGCGTCATTTAAAACAATTGTAAATTGTTCAAGCCAGTTGTCGTTGGTCAAATCATTCCAGTTTATTGTGGTATTTGCTAGATTTATGCCGTCACTATCGTATACATTATCGGTTGTGCGCACACTGTTAATTTTGAGCAAACCACTGGCACTGTTTGTTCTTTGCGGGTTATAACTCAGCATACGAGCCAATTTTAAGATACTGTCGCGGCGTTGTGCAGTATCAATAAAGTTTTCGCGTGCGTTTAAATCGGTACGAAATGCAAGACTCTGCCCCAAAAATGCAATCATGTCAATCAGTGCAACGTACTCACTGCTTTCCAAGAAATCGTTAAATGTTTCGGGGTAGTAGGTCTGGAGATAGTTTATCATGCTATTTCGCAGAGTCTCAAAATCATAACTAGTAAAATCGGCATTGGTGAATGCTTGATAGACCTTGGTCCAATTTTGATTTACTAGTAGATTTGATTGACGTGTGGTTTGTGCCATATTGTTTACCTATATCTAGTATTTATTTAGGTAATAATATGTGTAGTTAATTAGTGGTAAGAGTTTGACTGTTGTTGTCGAAATTTAACAGTAGAGTTTCACTTTGATTTGTTGGAATATAGTTCAAAGTGAGTTGGATCTGTATTCCGTTAGACTGTTGACTGACCTGTATCCGAGTCGCCGACAATCTTGGATCGTAACCAACGATTCGGGTTATGTCGTCGGTGATAGTGGTTTGTACAGTTTCGGTTAACGGTTCAAACAATTGGCTCCAGATAATGGTGCCAAAATTTGGTTGCATTAGCTTTTCGCCTTTTCGAATTTGAAAATAGTTGAGCAGGTCCTGTTTGGCCAAGGCAAAATTAGTAAGAGTGTACTTCTTTTTATTGACCAATGTGCTGAATCCGTTATAAGTTGCCATAGTTATATTTATGTGCTCAAAACTGTGATGGCATATCTGCCACTGTTGTACGAGTTAGCGCCTGCTCCTATATTGTAATACCTCCAGGCCCAGGCGCCGGTACCACTGGATTGATTTACTGCAGCCGGAGTCCCCACTCCCAAAGTCCATGCAACGTATATCATGCCAGCAACCACATCCGGAGCATCGGTAGTCAATATGGCACCTATATTTTTACTGGTCAAATAGATATCCACTAGACGTTGATATGCTAGATGCTCTTGTGCTATTGTGGTAGTTAGGAAACTAGATAAGTTGGTGGTATTATAAAAGTAATTTTGATAAGCATTTATGCCATTATTGATATAAATTGGATTCCAACAAAAATTGTAATTCACACAGGCGCTACCATAATTCTCATTTGATCCTGCAATCAGCAGTCCGTAGGCTTCCAGTATAGCACTTGATATTTGATATCTACCCAATTGATTATTGGTGCCAATTAATGAGTAGTTCCAGCCACTGTGATCATACCCAATTTGCGCCAGTAGTGCTCGTAGTTCGACGTTGGTTAGAGCCCCAATATTGGCCCAATTTGGCGGCAGCGGCGGAGCAGTGCTTTTGCCCAGCCAACTTTTTGGTAGTGGGTTTGCTATCCCGATGCCTGCTGATGATTGTATTCCAGAATCGGTCATGATCAAAATCCTAGTGCGCTTGCGGCACTTGAGCCCAATCCCACCCCGGCAGCTGCACCAGCACTGGCAGCTGCACCCACTGCAAGTCCGGTTGCAATGGTGCCAATATTGTTTGTGGGAGTGGTCAGTGTGGGTCTATTACCGGTCTTGGGATCAATCCAGGGTTCGTGCGCAGGTGCATTCAAACAGATGGTTTTTAACGAGCCCGACTGCAAGACCCATTGTTGCCCGTTCCAGGTAACATCGGGTAAGTTTACTTTTTGTGCCGAGCTGGGTATTCCGCCACCAAGTCCAGGTTTGCCAGTTAAATTGGTCATTGATCCACTGATGTTTGTGATTCCGGCACTGCCAAGATTTAGTAAACCGCCAGCAGTCAGACTTGCTATCCCACCGGCGCCTAATGATACTGCTCCAGCGGCTTTTATACTTACATCAGCAAATGCATTCAATGATATACCAATGGTACTGGTTATCGACACTGCGTTGTCACCGTTGATGCTCACAGTTCCTCCGCCTTGGCTTCCGCCACCACTGTTGATAAACACGCCTTGATCGCCTTGTAAATTTAATACTCCCTCGGTTCTAATATTGATACCGTTTCGTCCGTACACGTTGATGGTGCCATCGTTGCTGAATTCAACCCAATGTGCTCCTGATGCACTGGCAATATACAATATATTTTGTGTGTCGTTCATTAAAATTTGATGTCCGCCTGAAGTTTTTAACCGTATCAATTGATCTACACCAACGTTGGTTCCGGTTGCGGGGTCTCCGGTGGCGCCGTCATCCATGACAAAACTGTGTCCGCCAATTCTAGCATATACTGCATCGGCACTTTGTACGCTGGGATCGTTTATGTTTTGATTTATATTACCAGTGATACTTCTACCAGGAGTACTTATACCGTATACGTTGCTGGGACTTTCGCGCATGCTACTGCTGCTAATAGCACCACGCACTAGATCGCGATCTAGGCCTTGGTTGATCAGTACACTGGCTTGATAAGGATGTATATATCTTTGAGTATTGACCAAATCAGTGAACGCAGTG